AATTCGCTACGGTGTGCAGCGTCGAGCCGCAGTAGGCGCAACGCGTATAGCTCATCGGGTTCTCTCCGTCGCGGTCTTGCGTTTATGGCATGGCCAGCACAGCGATTCGAGATTGCTGTCTTCATCTGTGCCGCCGTGAGCTTTCGGGATGATGTGGTCGACCGTTTCAGCCGGGCGAGGTCTGCCGTTGCGCAGGCACTGCTGGCAGATGTGTCCATCACGCTTAAGGATGCGGACGCGGATAATGTCCCACTTACTGCCGTAGCCACGCTGGTGGCGGCTCAGTCCTCGCTGGTGTTGCTGCCACCCTTCGTTACGGTGCGCCTCACAGTAGCCGGAACGGTCTGTGGTAGTGCCGGAGCACCCGCGTTTACGGCAGGCGCGCGGGATAGCTGCTGGCATATTATTGGCTCCAATAAAAAAAGCCCCGTGAAATCCCGGGGCTTAAGAAAGAAAATTGATTAAACGAGGAGGTTACAACTTCCCGAAATACCAAAGCAGGTTGCTTGCTATTTGATATTCTTGGCTTTTAGGCAGCGGCATATTGGGATTTACAACTACCCATTCGTACTCCGTCCCAGCGTTTACATCATCACTAATCAGCTTTTCGCGAAGCTTATAATGAATAATGCGTTCAGGTTTCGCATGCTCTCCTTGAGCATACACTTCATATTTATCGTTATCTTTGCAAACAACAGTAAAAACTAATTTTGAATAAGCCACATCAATCTCCTTAAGTTATTTGGGTATCCCATATACCCGCAAGGAGAATGGCACCTTTGTCCATGTGGTGGCAATGAATAGTGAGAGGTGACGTAGCCTGCATCAAAGCATTATCACAGGCATCTAGTGAATGCCTATTGCAATGCTTTATCCCCTGTAGGGGTTAGTTAAGATTTATCCGCCAGAGGGGATAGCCAGCATCCGGATACCGGCATTAGCCCCTACACTTGAGGTCAAATGACTAGATAGCCACACTGTCTCCTATAAGAGACAAACCTCTCCATGGTGAAGATTCGTCACCCCTTTTACCAGCTACAATAGATACCCTCATAACGAGGCTATCTCCCCTCACATATAAAATTGAAAGGAGAACACATGGCTACTTCACATATCTGGGTTGCGATTTTGCGCGCACCAACAACACACATCATCATCTGGTTCATTTTGAGCTGTATACACTTCACACTCACTGGCCAGCCTTTGGTCTAATGCTAAATACGCCATTACGATGGGTCGATCCCATTATGGGGGCAATAAAAAACCGCCCGGAGGCGGTTTATTAAATACTCACTGCAGGTTTTCAATTATCAAAAGTCGCTGAGATTGAATTCGGAGCCATTGGCACAACGTATAAAAGACTGGAAATAGGTGCGCAAATTAGTGTTCTTTTCATAAAGAATACGTCCAAATTCAGTAGGATCGATTAACCAGCGAACGCCGTGCCCACCGCCAGTATGGAAAAAGCGGTCGGATGGCACACTGGCGTCGAAATAGCCTTCATTAAACTGATGTGCATGAATGTGATCGCGGCCAATGTAAAGGGCTGTAACAAGCGCAGCCTGATCATCTACAGAGTATTGTTGCAAAAAGCTATTAGCTTCAGATGTGTTCTTAAATGGAATCAAGGGGTCTATCTTGCTGATAAGCTGCTGAATGTTAGTCACTTTTTATCCCTTATAATTAGTACCATAGGAATGTGGTACTTTAAGCATATGGAGATGAAATAAGACTATTCAATGTGAGTAATGAAATTTTTAGGCTTAACGCCTAATTCATCCATATTCAACATCTTGTGGAAAACACCATTTTTGAGATGCATACAAATGGATTGGTACAAAGACGTTGTATTTGTGCAATCTTGCAGCTAGCCGACCTCATTGCCCACTAAGGCTGTTCACTCTATTCGGGGATATGCCCGTTAAGCGGGTTTAGTTTCGATGCAATTCGCAGTTCACTTGCCACGATTTGTTGTAGGCCAAGATATTTTTCTTCGTCTGGCGGTCCAGCACATCGATGTCGTGATCAGTGAGGTAGATTGGCTTTACCCAGTCGCAACCAGTGTCGATTACTTCAACCTTTGCGGGTCCAGTGTCCGCGCAGCTCGCGATCAACATTATCATCAGGCATATGGTTAACAGTCTGCTGTACATTGCTGGCCTCTTTCGTTGCTTCTACCCGGCGTTCTGCTGCTGCGACCGTTGCCGCGGCGTTAACTTCGGTACGCTGCTGATCAGCTTTTGCTTCCGCTTTGCTGGTGCCGCGTGAATGGCCTAATCCAAATGCGCCAGCGATAGCAGCGATCACCGCTGCAGCCAGCCCAATAATCACTTCGATACCCATCTTGACCTCACAACAAAACGGACTTTGCCAGGTTGAACAGTGCGCGCCGTTTATCCAGGCCGTTACGCCCGCCATTAATGATCAGCGTGACGCGCTCAACATCGCCCGAATAAAGCAGGCAGCCGTGGGACACGTAAAACCATGCTGCTGATCGCGCGGCATAGACATCCTGCTCCAGCAGCTCGGGGTGGGTTACCAGATCAAGCTTCAGCGCCTGACCGCAGTTGCGATAGTTGCTCAGGCCTGTGATCTGCTTCAGACCGCGGCCCCGGTATTTCCAGCCGTCACCCGCCACCTGATTACCCAGGTTCTTTTTGCCCCACTCTCCGCCATAAACCAGATTGGCGATCGCTTTCTGGTTAGCTGGCTGCGTGGCCGTTCTGCCGAGAGCCGCGGCCTGTTGTGCTGTGATGCGGTGCTTACCGAACACCGACACCAGACTGTCTGCCGCATAGTTCAGGTTTTCCACCAGCCGGGTAAAGCCACCGGACTCATGGCCTATCTGTGCGATGAACATGGCCTGATCGAGCGGCGCAGTAATGCCGAACTCTTTCATAGCTGCGTCGATATGCGGATACCAGCGCGCAGCTAACCCGGCGCTGATACCAGCCGCCTTCTGAAATTGTGTTTGGTTCATTATTGCCTCAGATGATCAACCAGGCGCGCAACGTTGCCTCTGACGGCCACCAGCACGGAAAGGAAAAGAACGTTGGCCCCAATGGTGGCCCACGATGAATGAGGATATATGCCGCACAGATAGGCTAACGGCACCGCGCTGTACGTGACAGTAATCAACCACGCCAGGCGGGAAACCCACGGGCGATGACGTGAATCACCGCGACGGTAAAACATCAGGGTGATTACTACCCCGGCGCAGAGCAGCGCGTTTATAGTTGCTGTCGGGTCATTTAGTATCACCAGAACCTCCCCGGCGCGTTATCAGCGCCACCAGCGAGCCGACATCCTGGTTATTCAGGAACGTCAGGATTTTGACGGCTAAAGCAGAAACAATAACGGCACCAATGGCGTCCAGAGGTTTATCGCTGTAGCCGGTCCAGTTAGCCAGCTTCGAACCTACCAGGCCGGAACAGAGAATACCGGCGATATAAGACACAACGAAATATGCCATTCGGCGTGCCGCGCCCAGGTCAGCGGCTGTGGCGATGTAGAATACAGCCCCGGCAAACGCACCAAACACCACACCGTAATCTGTCCCGGTAAGCAGTCCATAGACACTGGCCCCCGTCAGGGCACCACCGGTTAACCCAGTACCGGAAATCGGATCGGACATTTAGCTCCCTCTTATTGCCGTGA